CCAACTCTGCCTGTGCAATCTCTGGAGTATCCATAGGTGCAGGAGGGGGAGGTGGGGGTGGCATCTTCATCTCAGGCATGTTCGGAGATCCGCCCATCTTCATCCTCATGTATTTGTTTTATTCTCTCAATCACGCTACGCTGACCCTGAAGGAAAGATAGTTGATTTGAGTTTAGGTCTGCCATTGGCAGTTTGTCAGGATAGTACCTGTCCAATATTTCTATAAGTTCTCGTATAACCATAGTCCATAAATGTCAGTTATATGACTTCACATGCGTTTCCAGTGCAAGCTAATTCCTGACTGGATGTGGTGTAGTCTTCCTTTTCGTAGTCACTTAGTTCACCCCATGTTACCATAGGAACCTTACTAACCATCTCAATGTACGTTTGTTCATCACACTCTTCGTATGGAGCTTGTTGGTAACTATGATCACTATGTGGTAGAAAAGATATACCAGATATACTATCAAAATTATCGTACACCCATGCACCTACGTCTACCCATTCATCTTCTTTGACTGAAATAGTCACTGAAGGTTTATGTTCGCACCAATGTTCAGCATACATCTTCCATGTCTCAAGCTGGGTTATAGCATCTAACTCATCTCTCATCACGGATCTTTCAGGACTTTGCATTGGAAAGGAGAATACCATGTTAGATTTGTTTATCACATCCTCTTCACAAGGGAACCCTTTTGCTTCCATAAACTTACACAATGGATCTTTCTTATCCATTCTAATTCTACGTATGTAGTACCATGAGTGTCTAGCATGAATACCAGATGCTGAGTTACAGAGTTGACTCACAGTACCCGAAGGTTTGACACAAGTAATTGCAGAAGATGGGTTAATATTAAGTTTCTTAGCCCACTCCTGGTTTGTCTTGATAGCAATTGCTTTGAAGTCCTCTAGCATCTTAGGTTCAGGAAATGCTGTCAACTCATTATCCATGATACCAGTCAGAGACACACCGAGCAACCTTTCTTCTTCACAGTTCTTCTTCCATTCTGCACTAAGATACTTAAAGTCAGTCAATGTGGACTGCATGGTCCCCAGTATAGTAGCGAACTTAATCTTGTCTTTTATATTTGCTTGAGTATCTTTTTCTCTGATGACTACTTCTGATAGATTGCAGAATTGTCTGGATCGTAGAATGATTTCGGAACATGGATTGGTACCGAAGTCTTCTCTAGCATCTCTTCTATCTCCAAGTTTTTCTGTGTGAGTCTGAGAGTTTTTTGACGAGTAGATACCACGTTCTCCAGACTTCGACTCGTAAAGGGAAGTCCATTCATTAAGGAATGTTCCCGTGTCAGGCTTGGAGTGATAGTTTGCTGAATTGTTTGCGAGTGCTCTGTGTGGGTGTTCGTCCCACCATCTTCCACTTTTTGCCTTCCGCATTTGCTCATCACCAAGGTCACTGATGCTAATAAGAGCACTCCTGCGAACACCACCAACGACAACAACCTCCGCTGCTTTGCATACGATGTCGTGGCATTCGATTGGCTTGAGTTTTCTTCCTCTTGCATTTTCAAATGTACGTACTGTAAAATTAAATAGAGACTCTAGTGGCTCTGGTCCAGAGGCTCTGCCTCCAAAGGTTTTCAATACAGACCCAGCAGGTCTCACTTTGCTCGTGTCCCACTCAGGTATAACACCTGCGTACAACAGAGCAATCAGATCCTTGAATGCTTTTGCCCACCCAAGTTTACTATCTCTGACTGTAATCTTTGTGTCAGTCTTGTGTAGCTTGTCTGGTATCACAGGTAGTTTACTTGTGAACTTTTCTTCTACACTAAAGCCTACACCAGTACCATTCATAAGAATGTACACAATCTCATCAAAGGATCGTGGAGAATCTATGTGAACATAGGAACAGTTGTACCCTGCTACATTTTCTTTCTCTAACGCTGGTCCTGCTGTCATGAGACATCTCATGCTTGGCATGACATCTAGGTTCTTTACTGCATCCACAAGATCACGTAGTGTCTGTGTAGACGTAAAGTCAATATCTAGTTTTTTACTAAAGAAGTTGAAGTATCTGTTTACTGTCTCTTCCCATGTCTCTCTTCTGTTTTTCTCATGCTCCCACCGAGAGTAGCGAGACAGATGGATAAGTTGTTGGTATTGCGTTGGTAGTGTCACGTATACATACTCATTGAATTTGGTTAATATATAATCACGGAACTCAGGAGTCACGCTTTTCTTTTTCTCGTTCTATTAGACGATCTAAGTAGAACCTAGCTTTCTCCAAGTCCTTAACTCCTCCCTTCATGTCATAGCGAGATACATATTTTATAATGTTTCCCTCTAAAAAGTCAAGTCCGTTCTTTTGAATGTAGTCCAGAGGCTCTATGTTGTACCCTGCACAGTAGTGTTCAGGCTTTGTTATGTCATCGTACTGACGATTGGCAAAGTCCTTCAGGTCTTTAACAAGTTCCTCAGTATCTTTAGGTCTGACATTATCAGGAAAGTCTTCTTGACCCAAGGTCTCCACGTACCTCATCTGTGGGTCATACTGTCCTAAGACTCTTCTACCTGTTCTTTCATCTCTGGTCATCTGATCTCTGTTGTAGTCTGCCATCTGTTCACGCTGTTTCAACGATTTCATCATAAGGATACCATAACTTAGGGTAATTGTCAAGACCATCGTACTGATCTTTGCGTAGAATGTATGCCATACGTGCTTGCAGTATAGCCTCATCCCTACTTAGTTTAGCTTTGATAAACGTATCAACAACAGCATCCCACATATCTATGTCTTCCTCTATTGCTTTGTCAAGTATACGTTTAGCTTTGACCGGACCAACACCAGGGCACCCTTTGTACCCATCGGTAGCATCACCTGTCAACGTCTGCATATAGAAGTTGTAGTCTGCTAGACCCTCGTCAACATAGAACATCTCTTTCTTCTCAAAGTCCCAATGGTAACCTGGAACTGTAAGAAGATCCTTATCAACAGAGACAATACAACAATGATCTGGAAACATGGTGTTCTTTACACCCAACAGATCATCAGCCTCTAGCCAATCAGACTCAAAGGCATCATACTTCTCTCTAACGTAATCTTTGGCATTGTTAAAGCATAATGGTTTCCTAATTCCTGAACGGTGTTGTTTGTATTCCTTAAAAATTTTTTTCCTAAAATTATTCGGACTTGAGAAGCAGATAGACACCTCATTGACACCTGAGTCTCTCTGTAGGTTACCAATCTCAGAGTCTATCATTGTCTTGACTTCTTGAAAGTCAGCATGGAGTGTCCAAAAGTCATCACCCCAATGTATCTCATTCTCAGCCGCTGATGTATTCTTGTATATCAGAATATCACCATCAATAAGCAACTGCTCAATCTTTGGCTTCGCTTTCACCACTAAAACCTTTTGCATTCAACGCAGTCTCAAACCCAAAGTCATTAGTGAGTTTCAGCCCAGTTGTTCCCAATTTTATATTCTGCGTCAAGCTCGATTCGCAGGTCATAGACATCCCTGGCAATTCCAATTGCTTGAACTGCTTTTTCTCCGATTGTTCGCTCATATCCCTCTTTGGCTAGAACTTGTATTTCATCATGTACAAATGCAACTTGTTGATAGTCAGTCCCCTCTTGAAGACCTGCTTCTTTCAACAGTTTATGAAACTCAACAACCCAACGCTTGCAGATAATAGCACCTGCTGATTGACATAGCGTATTGATTGCTGAATGTGCTGAACGAACTGGTATCCAACGTCCGTCAAGACCTTTAATATACCCAAGTTCCTCAACACGTGCATTCAAGTCCTCTTTGAGTCGCTTGAACGCAGGTAACTTTCTAAAGAATCTATCCCTGAGTTTAGAACCTTCCGCTGGTCCCTTACCCACAATCTCACCGAGTCGCTGTACACCTGCACCATAAAGTATAGCATATAAAAATGTTTTCGCAAGTTCTCGACTAGGTAGCCCCAAGGCTTTTTGATTGTCAGTGTGTATGTCTCCCTTGAGAACAGTATCACCAAATAACCCATTGTCATACCTAGCAAGATAATGAGCAACAACCCTAGCTTCAAGACCTGAGACATCACATCCCACAAGTTTATAACCATCTGGAGCGTAGAAGAGTTGTCTACATTCTTTCCCAAAGGGTGAGTGGATATTCGGTACTTGACCCAAGTTAGGGTGCGAGTGAGAGCAACGAGAGGCGATTGTGCCCATAGTATGGACCGTCCCATGTAACTTGCCCTGTTTCTCCATGTGTAACCAGCCATTCTGTCCTTCTGATAATTGACCAATCATTTTATTAGTACGGAACGCCTCTGCCATCATCTTTGCTTCAGGGTAAGGCAGAGATTCTAAGATCGACTCATCAATCTTTGCTTCACCAGATGGTGTAAATTCCTTTGGTTTCCAACCGTGAATGTCCTTCAGTCTTTTGGCTATATGTTGTCTTGAATTAGGGTTAAACTCAACAGTCCTAAGTTTCTGAACTTCTTTACCTTTTACATAACCTAGACGTTTGTTATTCACACGTGGAATAAAGGGTGGACCATCAGGTACAGTCCACGTTCCAAACTTCTTCTTCAGTTGCTTATGAAGTAGAACACGATGTTCGCACAAGATAGCATAAAACCTAGCGGCTTTTAAGGAGTCAAATGGAAAGCCATTTTCCTTCTGTTTTTCACATATACGATAAATATCGTGTTCTAATTCAATGGACGAACTAGAGAAGTTACGTTTACACAGTAAGTCGTACAATTTGTAGTTCAATTCAACATCACGTGCACAGTAGTTGAGCATGTCAACACTGAAGTTGTTGAATATCTGTTCACCTTCACCAAACTTACCTTTCTGGAATGCTAGTCTCTCACCCCATGATTCTAGTGAGTGTCTACCATAGAGATTTGGCATGATCCTACGTTCAGCAAAGTCACGTTCCTTCATGTCAGGGTACATAAGCCTTGACATGATTAGTGTGTCCTGAATCTGAACTTCAGGTCTAGGTGTCCACTTGAATACCTTCTCTAAGGCAGGTATATCAAATGATATGATATTGTGACCAATGAGTTTGTCATACTCAGACAACTTAGCAATCCCATCTGGTACGTCATCAGGAGCATATTTGTGATACTCCTGACTCTCAATATCATAGATAACAATACAGTGTACCTTGGTTAGCTTTTCGTCAAGACCATTGGTCTCTATGTCAAACACGCATGAAGACATTAGAAATCCTTTTTCATCTCTTCGATTGGGAAAGGTATTGTATCCTCATCCTCATCAAAGTCAACATGATGATCCACCTCGTGCAATCTACCTGTGTCTTTGTTGTAGTCAAGAAAACATGCCTCTCCAGTTTCACCAGTCCATCGGTTCTTCAATATGCGAACAGTAGTTCGGTCTGGTAGTTCACCCTGTTGGTCTCTCTCTGCACCAATAACGATGTCAGATAGTTGACCTATAGCCGCAGATCCACGTAGTTGTGCCATAGATGTACGTGCACCATCCTCGTGGCCTTTGTTGCCCTGTGGTCTCTTCAGATGTGATACCAATATCATACCACAATTAACCTCTTCTGTCAAGCCCCGTAGTTTTGTCATCATGTTATCAATGGCTCTACGTTCATCACCACCTTCCATACCTGACACTACGATAGATATATGATCAAGAAAGATGTAGTCGCAACCAAAACCTCGTACCATATAACGGATCTTGTTCAGTAGATTGTCTGACTCAAGAGACCCCCAATGGTCATACAAATAGACTCTGCCTGTGTTCAGAGTAGCATCAAATGCTTCTTTGAAGTCATCTTTGTCAACCTCGATATTACCAAGGTGCAAAGGTTGGTTCAGGTAGATACCCATGAAACCAAGAGCAGTACGTTTGTTATTCTCCTCAAGAGCAATGTAACCAATAGTCTCACCTTGGTTCAGTATGTGATTGGCAAACTCACGGCATAACTGTGACTTACCAATACCTGAACCTGCTGTGACTGTTACAATCTCACCCTTTCGTATGCCAAGAGTCTTCTGGTTGAGACCATTGTATGGGTAGGACACAGAAGACATGGAGTCCTCTGCATTCACGATGTCCCATAGCTCAGTCCCACATATAATACCATCAGGTCTGAAGACTGTGGCTTGCCATATACAATTGATCAGATCCTGTACACGATCCTGTACAAGCATCTCATTTGCATCCTTCAGTGGCAACTTGGCAATCTTAGCTTTACCTGGAGGCAGCAATTGTGCACACTCCAATGCAGCTTTCTGACCTGCTTCGTCACTATCAAACATGAAGACAACTTCCTCATACCCTGATAGAAGCTCAAGAGACTTACGAATACTTTTGACTGCACCACCTGCACCCGTAGGTACAGAGTAGACAGGCCACTGGTTACCTTGAGTCTGAGACACAGACAGAGCATCTATCTCACCTTCTGTGATGATAGCTTTCTTACCTTTGCCAGACCATAGGTGCTCACCATAAAGACCTACTTCCTTCATGTCTCCACGAACTGTGAAGTCTTTGTTCCTGAAGCGGATCTTTTGTGCAACTCTCGTACCATTCTTGTCACGATAGTTTGCAATCTGCACCTTCTGACCACCCATCTCACCTACACGATAGTCCCACTTCTGACATGTTTCTTCAGTAAGCCCACGTGAAGGTAGAGGAGTCACCTCACCATCAATTAGATCCAAAAACTTTACCTCATTTTGTTGTTGATAAAATGTATCACCATCAGAGTCACCAGACTCACGATAGTGACAACCAAAGCAATATCCATGTCCATCAGAAAACCTTCCTAAATTATCTCTTGACCCACACGAGGGACAAGGTTCATGTCTTACAAATGTACTTTCTGTCTCCATAGAATCATTGACCACCTCTTAGGTTAGCTAATTCCTCTTCTGTTAAATTACGACCACCTTCCTGTGGTTCGTGTCCTTCATGCCAATCAGGTTCAAAGACAATCTCTGCACCTTCTACCTCATCGTCATCATACTTCTCAGTCAGATGATCTCCTATTATATACATACACTCAGCAATAGCAAAACCAACTGCTTTACCTACATTGGGTGGTAGGTTCTCATCCAATACATCCATGACCTGTTCAAAGGCTTTTTGTAGGTCATTAGAGAACACATTTTCCCATCTTTTGTCCTCAAGGTTTATAACCTTATCCGTTTCTGTACCCTGTTTTTCCATATAGTATCTCTCCGTTTTGTGCCCACCATTTCTTTACAGAAAAGCCTGGACATTTAGATCCCACCAACTCACCATGCCCTACTACTTTAGCACCTTTGAACATAAATGTCAAGGCATTGGTCAGACTGAATAATGCTTCCCATTGGAAAGCAGTGTAATATGGGTCAGGGTTGCCATTCTCATCAACACCACCAACCAAACATATACTGACGGACTTACCATTGTATCCTTTACAATGTGCACCCACCTCATGTGGGTTACGTCCTGTCTCAATGGTACCATCTTTTTTAATAAGATAATGGTATCCAATCTTTAACCAACCACGTTTCCTGTGCCAGTCATCCACAAGTTTAATATCCACATGCTCCATTGCAGGTGGGGTACCTGTGGAATGAATGACTATAAAATCAGTTGTCTTTCGTCTTGACACCTGTGTTCCTTTTTGTTGTAGGTGGATCGATAAGTTCTAAGAACTCTTTAGTTGCGTCCTGTCTATTAATAACAAAGGTAAACGTAGATCCTGCATTATAGACAATGCTGTATGTAATAGGATCATTTCCCTTTTGCTCTACGTGTGCGATGTTGTCTGGGTTTATCCACACGTTTTCTGTTGCTTTTATTAGTGTCATGTTCTATCCATTCCTGTGGTATAACACGTTCTGCATACTCAAAGCCATACTTCTGGCACCACTGATAGTTTGTGAACTTACTGTTCTCAACACGTTTGTTGATGTCAGTAAAGACAAACCTTATATCTAACTCAGGGTGCTGTTTCTTGATTGCTCGGTGCTTTCTAGCATCCTTTTGTAACAATCGGCCTTTGGTCTCAATGATGATCCCATTAGGCAGGATGAAGTCAGGTGTGTACCTGCACTCCAACACATACCTAATGATCTCACTCTCGTACTGAAAAGGTACCTTGCGTTGCTCAAGGTTATTGGCAACGCTTAACTCGAACTTAGACCTGTAACCCTGGAGGATTTCAGAAGTCTCCGTTGTCCTGATCGGGAAAGATTTCTTCCGCTTGCGGTTTTGTGCTTTCGACATTCACCTTCACCTCGTATCCGTCCTCTACGTTGAACATATCGTCACCACCAGAGTCACCATGATACTCGATGAGAGAGAGAACCTGTACTCCACGTAACCTGAGTTGTACACCTAAAGATGCACCATGTTGATAAGGTGCCAACTCGTATGCAACCTTACCCTCACTACCATTACCAATCTTGATCTCAGATGGTAAAGGTTTCTTGTCAGGACCAACAACCATTGGTCTCTGAGTAAAAGCCTGACCAGTACGTGAGTTGATACCAGATGCTTTCATCTTGAAATGAAACTGGATACCTGACTCCATACCATCGTCATCCAATACTGACTTGTATGGCATGAACTCCTGGTACTGCTTCTGACCTTTGGTCTTATTGACCTCGGACTTCCAATTGTTGTGGGTTGTGTCCACAAGATGCTTCATTTGTTCAGCATCCTCTCCAGACAATTGGAGCTTGATGTGGAACTGACCTTCAGCTTTGAAGGTTGTGTCTGGGGTACCCACGTGTGCCCAGTGAAATTGACCTTTTGGTGTTACGTTATATTTTGCCATAATATCTCCTATGAGAAAAAGTATTTAGATTGTAGCACACCATTTATATCAAGTGACCCTTGTGCTGGTGGATCACCTATGTTCGGTATAACATTATACACGTTATCGTGCAAAATGTCAAGTACACTCTCTGACGAGTACATCTTATGGAATGACTCTCGTATAGCTTCAGCCATACGTGGTGTATGATTAGCATGTACACCATACGAGTCATGAACAACAGCGAAATCACTGATGCCTTCTAGTATACACTGATTGATGGTCAATGTCAAGGCAGAAGCATCCATACTGTGGACAAAATTAGGACTCAACCCATTGGTTGCCCTTCGTTTATCGATACGATCTGTTTCCTCTAACACTGACGGTTTTATCAATACGTTATCAATGTGAGTTGTCACCCTACGTCCCTTCATACTTTTGTAGACCTGATTGACTACAAAGTTTGTAGGTGTCTTCCATGTGATGGGCAGGTTACGAGTAGACATCTCTCTGCCTATGTCTCGTAACCATGCCATAGCATCCCGTGCGGCAACAACAACTTCGCCAATTGCATCCCATACATGTTGGGATAGGTACAAAGAAGCCTCGTAGATTTGCTCATTAAAAGGATTGTGAGCACCTGCAAGTATGCGGTCGTGCATAGCCTCTTCCACATACTCACGGCACGAGTATCGTGTACCTCCGTATGGCACAACCATGACTGGACGTTTGGTTATCTTCCGATCAATCCCGAAGTCAAGCCAAGCCTGTGCATAAGGTACCCCTATTATAGCATCTTCGTTCACCTTTGTCAAGACCACATCTGCTACCATCTGGTAGATGTCCTGTGGAACATCCTCTGGTGTCAGGTTTGTGGCTTTACCACCCACAGGGTCACGGAGCATAGCAGAAAAATGCTGTAATCCATTATTCGACCCATCCAGACAAACTGGTATTTGTGACATGTAGCCGAGACCCTCAACAACAAACTCAGCCCACTCGTTACACCACGCAAGAAAAGACCAAGGTTCGTCTGCCTTTGTCCACCATCTATAGTCAAGAGGTGACTTAGCCGACTCGCAAATCTCTTTCGTATGAGCGTGGACCCATTCGACTCTTTCATTATAAGACACCTTATCATAGCCAAAACAGTTGGCACCATGAACTGCAAAGTACATCTCTTGGTCATCTGTTTTGATAGGTAGTTTCTTAGCAAAATAGAGTAAAGACTTTGCATAGTCTGGACCCTGTGGTGTAAGAAACGAGTTCACTGTGTATTTGCGACCACGAAAGTCACACTGGTATACAAAATAAATTGCAGGATACTTAGCAAACCTCTCTGCCATTTGCAATGTACGTGCCAACTGTATTCTCTTTGAGGTCATCTTGGCATTGAGATCGTAAACGACAGTAGCCTTCTTCTTCCATTTGATAAACTTATCAAGTTCCTCTTCCGTCATCGTAGCTTTAGTCCCTTTAACTGGACTAGGTAGAACTTTATAGTCCTCTCGTGGAGGTAAGTTGGCCCAGGATTCACCAGTATCCCAACATTCCCGGATTGTTTTTAACAGTCTTTCATTAACTTTCCATTGTGTCCTTTGTAAAGCGTTAATAGCACCATATTCTAATGGCATACTATGGTTCATCATTTCCTCAAGATACTCTCTGTTACGAGTCTTGATCATGGGAAATGGATTCAACTTGTCACTGTGATACCCTCCGTTGTACGGATTACTCCAGTCTTTCGGTGGTATCACACATGGGTAGAAGTACGGATGTACTGTCTCACCCTCTTTGTTAAGCTGATCAATCCAATGTATTGTAGCATCATTAGCTTGCAAATACAAGATACGTTGCTTACGTTTGAACTGAACTGTCTTAACTTCCATAAGACCAGTGGTCTGAATCAGTATGTCAATCAACTTGGTACCAAGGTGCAACTTCTCACGTTTTGACCAAGGTTCATGATCCAACATTTCAACCTTAGTCATCTGACGGATCAGATTGTACCTACGGTACACACGATTGGTTGTCTTACTGTTCACACGTTTCTTTAACAATCGAAACATGGTACTGGAATCTTCAGAGTTTTGCCAGAGGTCAAACTTAAACTGATCCTCCAGTCCATTAGCCAATTTCATGGCAACTCTGGTAAATGGACTACGAGTTGACACACCATCAATAGTGTATTTTAGCGTAAGGTACGCACATACCTCTGGATCAAGAAGCATCAGAGTTTGTACTGAGGTCTGATGTTTTCCTGGCTTGCCACTCAAGGCATCATCAAGAAAAGCATTGATCCCATCACAAACGACATCCAAAGCCTCTTTCATCAGAGTCACACCATACATAGTGGTAGACTCACGGCTTTTATTCTTTGCATCACGAATGTTTTTGTGGTACCTCTCGATACCAAGTGCATTCATGTCATGTTCTATCTGTTCCTGCTCAAGTTTTAGATTCAATTAAGTTTAGATTTGTCTATCTTAGAGTCAACCATGACCTCTAAGTTATTCTCTATCAAAGCCATTCCCATGTGTATGAAGTTAAGACCTGCTTCAATCCTTTCACTTTCTGAAAGACTGGCATCACGCAATGCAGTATCCACCATCATAATGGTCTTACCTAAAATATTTTGAGCTTCACGATCTAAAGTTAGAATCTCATTCTCTGTGAGTCCCATCTTATCACGTAAGTCATCTCTTGTCAAGTCGGGCATCTGGTTCAGGTTCATCATCTGTATCCTCTGTGCATACATTACGGTCATACACAAGACCCTTGTGTTTTGGGTTACGTGTGTACTTGGTTCTAACCCTGTGGGCCTGTGACCCTCTGTTCTTTATACCTTTCATGATTTACCTTTTTTAAACAAAGTTCTTGTTTTAGAATGAACGTGTCAATCTTAGATTGAATCACACGTTGACTCCATGTCAACTCATGAAGTTTCAAAGAAACATGTATGCTAAATGTTAACCATACTATAACACATAGTGTGACAAATGTCAAGACTACCTTATTAAGATTCATGTGGCACCTCATATAAGAATCGAACTCATGTCTACTGGTTTGGAATCAGTCATGTTACCACTACACCAATGAGGTGTTGGTGGGTGAGGTAGGATTCTAACCTACAAGTGTGTGCACACGCCTGATTTACAGTCAGGTTCCTTTTACATTTGGATACTCACCCGTGTTTATACATGCGGCTCAGTGTGCCCATGTAAATCTGATATTTGCATGTTGTCTGTATGGCATGTATTGTGCATGATCTTAGGTTTCCTCAGACTCAACGAGAACAACACAATTACATACATTGTAACACACAACACAGACAATTGCAAGACTAACGCTAAGATAACCATCAGGTGTACCATGTAGGCACATCTGTGTACTGCCACTTGGCAAACCTGGACTTGTCATGACGATAAAATGACCTATATGCAGTTATGCAATCGTCATGTTTGTACATGTCAGGCATACATTGTGGTGGATCTGTGAATCCATTAGCACGTATGTTGTGTGGCAGATACTGTAGTATACCATGTAGCTTGGTAAATGTCAAGTGCTCTTTACCATAACGTACTTGATACTCTTCTGACAATGCACAGAACAACTCATACAACCACATGTAATGCTGATCTGAACTACGTGTCCAGATAGCACTAGGATGATTCTTGTGTGTACTTTTGTACAACTGGTCTACGCAATCGTCACCGTCAAGTTCACGATGTGCGGTAGACATGAGTTGTGCGTACTCTAAGATCATCTTGGGCACGTGCTTGTCACAATGGTCATGTGCACAAGCTTCTGGCTCACGTTGCAAATAGAATATATTCATTCGGTTACAATCTCCACCTCTGTAATGCTACTCGTGACAAACGCTTTTTCCGCATAATCTGGATACACAAGCCTGAACTCTGCACCTCTGGTATCCATGACCATCTTACGTATGGCGTTGATCAGGTGGCGTTCATTCATTGACTCTATGTCAATGTATTGATTCTTTGATTTACTCAGGTACTCAATTCTAGGTTTTGCTAGTTCTACCATTATGGCTCCACTGTAAAGGTTACTTCTGCAATAGCAGACTCAAAGAAACTGTACTCGTCATCGAGCACAGATGATATTACATTGTCTAAGGTATCACTGTCAATACCATCGAAGTGCAGAGATGCAACCTCATCTCTACCACCGTCAGGACCATCAAAATCTTGGATACTTACTTTAACATTGTGACAATACATATATACTCCTGAAAGATTGGGGCACCTTGACATGCAACGCACGGAGCATAATGCGTTTGTCCTGCATGTAGTGCCCCGTGGTTACGTTATTGCAAACACTCCTGGTGTAATGCTGATACATCAGCACCACCTGTGAAATGACAGTCCTGCTTGAGACCTATAAGGTTACACCAGTTGATCCACATGTTGACAGAACCACCTGCCTCGTCTACTATGTCAAGGTATTGGTATACCTTGCGAGACTTTGTGTCAAGGTTGTTACCTGCTGTTTGAAACATAGCAGGTGTACCTTTGGACGCATCAACATCTGGCATGTAACGCTTGATGTTATGCACATCCATACAACCTGCCTTGCCAGTCAATAACTGGACAACAAAGGCAGACTTAGGTATACCTAACCCTGGCACCTCTAAGAATAACATGATAAGATCATGATCTGCATCGGCTTTTTTAGCCTTGATGATGGACATAGCACGGGCATATAGGTCATCACGGTGCTTACGTACATAGGTCAAGCCTGTACGTTTGTTGCCCCAGATCCATGATGATTTGAGACCACGCCTACGCCACTCTTGCATAAACTTTGGTAAGAGAAAAGTCTGTACCCTGATACTGGCAAAGACAAAAGCAATAAGTTGCTCTAAGTGATTTGCACTGGTCTGACCAAAGGCACGTGTGTACCCATTGTGTTGTAAATAATGCTTACGTGTAGCTTCCATATTAGCTCCTGTATGATTGCGATTGACTAAAGTATAGCAGGACTTGATGGACTTGTCAAGCCCTGCATGGTTTCCTGCTATCCGAAGATACGTGCAAGGTATCCGAACAAGTCTTTCATCTTCCTACCTGGAAGATTAGACTCTTTGACAAACTGACGCATCACCTTCATCTGGTGACAGAATTCCGGACGGGGTTGACCTAAGTCCCATAATATTATGTCCTCACCTG